ATGTCTTCTAAATCAATAGCCCTAAAAGGTTCACCATCTCTTGGAACAACAACAAATCCAGAATCATCAACAGAAAACTCTGTGTATCCATTCATATATGCTAGTCTAATAGATTCTGCATGTGTCTCAGAAGAAACGTTTGGCGATAGTTTACTAAATTCCTTCTGCTTATTTCCTAATAGATCTGTGAACTCTAGTCCTTGATTTATTCTAGCTCTCTCTATTCCCTTATTAGTCAACGTTGCATCAGTAACATTATAGATTGGCTCTAAGTGTTTGAATAAATGGTTCGGTAGTTTATAAGCATTATCTCTAAAGTAGTACTCACGTTCTTCATTAGACATTTGTGAGACTATACTTGTTTCTATATTAATATGAGATTGTTTAGCTACTTTATCTGTCTCTGGACTAATCGAGTACTTAGTATTCCAGTAGTATTCTCTATTTGCTGACCAACCACTCCAATCTTTAGTTTCTCTATCCCATGTTAATGCTCTTTCAACAGGATCCATACCATTAGTTTTCTTTAAGATTTCTTCAGATCTATTAACCCAATAATCTCCCATAACATCATCTGTACTAGGAGTAGCGTTATCCTGCAGTCCACTTAAGCTTTTCAATATATCTTCTTGTTTCTTTTTAATCATACAGTTGGTGGACCTCCTGCTTGAATCGCTGCTAAATAGTCAGCATTAAAGTCTGCTTGTGCTGCCATACCAAATCCTGATATAGCAGTCGAAGCCAAACCACTCATAAGAGCTGTACTATATGCAGAGCTAGGATCTGCTCCTCTATACTCTTGTTGCATTAGTGGTATATGAGCATTATAACCAAAGTTTCTTCCTGCTAGTTGTTGCTCTTGTTTTCGTTTTGAACTTCTTAATCCAATATCTAAATTAATACCCCTAGCCTTAAATACATCAGTCATCCTAGACATAGAAGATCTCATAATAGCTCTAGCTGTACCAGAGTCTGGGCTAATACCCTTACCATATAATGCAGATATTATTTGGTCATTAGTTTGCTTATATTCTCTAGATAGCTCACCTGTTTCATTATTAAAATTATAGCGTAAATAGAAGTCGGTCTCAGCTCTTTCTTGGTTAGCTGCTTCTGCTATCTTTCTATTATTCATCCATTGAATAGCATTAACCTTAGCTATTTCTCTATTCTTTATCTGGTTCTGCATCCTAGCATTAAATCGCTGTTCCTCAAACTGTAACTTCTTTGCAGCGGCATCAGCTTTTGCGGCTCCAGCTCCCATAAAAGCTTGACCTGCCGATAAAGCCATCATCCATATCATTGGCATACTCGTTCTCCTTTTAAGGTGTCATATAGCCTGTCTAAGGCAGTTCTTCGTTTAACTAGGGGTATCCTTGGGTAAACCCAAGAAGCCCATACAGCCAATCCTAGGCCCATCTACGGCCACGTCTATTATTAGCCCATTTATTATTATTTTTATCCGCAGGCTTACAGTCCTTGTGGAATATAACGGCACCGCTTAGTTTCTCGGACCACATACCCATCCTACGATCATCATCAAGCCATGTATCAATAACATTTTTACGTGCTATTTCTCTATTCTTATCTATAATCACATCTACATCGAGAGCCAATAGTCCTTCCCAGTAGCTAACAGTAGCTGCTAGGCAGTCTATCCTATCATCATGGGGTAAAGCACCACGCTTATCAAAGATTCTTGTAATTTGTTTTTGTGTTTCCTCTTGGCATATAGCTTTCTTATCAAATACTAGGCGGTGTTGAGACATGACGGGTTCTAGAGAGGATATAATCCTAGGTTCTTTACGACCTGAAGCTCTAAAGTCTTCAATAGCTATAGACCCACATATCTCAGTCATAATAGGAGCTAATAGTTGACAGAACATAGCATCTCCGAAGTTGGATTCTACCCGAACCAGCTTAACACTGTACTCATAGGCTAATCTAGAAATCTTTTTAAGTATGTTCTTCTCATAGCCACCTATATATCCAACCAACTCATGAATATAGATGTATCCATTAGCAAAAGATGCTATACATACGGCAGTTTCGTCCTCTCCTCTACCCGAGGGGTCTATATACATTACTCTTTGGGTATAGGGAATGAACTTATCTGCTATCCACATGGGTTCAAAGATAACATCACCTGTTAAACCAAAAGATGGAACTCCACGCATTGGTTTAGAGTTAGCCCATATGATTTTCTCAGGACACATGTCTGGGTGTACGTCTATTACAATAAGATCAGATAGTCTTAGTGGGAATTTCTCAAAGTCAGCTAAGGAAGTGTCTAGTTTATAGTGTAGGGCAAAGAGCTTTGGTCCAATCTTAGCCATTCGTTCTAATAGAACATCTTTAGGAAATCTTTCTGGCTGTGTAGGCTCTCCCTCTTCTATTCCCAGCTGTAATACCCATTCATTTACACATTCTGTTTCTATTGGATTGTCTTTATTAGGCATAACCGCTGGAAACTTAGTCACCTCATATCCTGAAGATAGTTGATTATATATACTATCCTTAATCTGTGGTGTACCTAGGAAGATAACTCTACCACCAACATTACGAATCTGTTCAAACTCAGAAACCTTAGTCATAAGTTTTTCTCTAGCATTAGCTGTCTCACAGTTGCCTTCGATTTCAACATCATCAGCAATAACATATTCAGCATGGCTACCTGTAATCTGAGAACCTATACCTCTAGCAAAACAAGACTTATCTTGCCCTATCTTAGTACGGCACTCTACATCGAATGCAAAGGCATTGTCTGTTGTGTGATCTCCGGGTCTTAGGTGCTCGCAATATGGCACAAGATCAAGAATCTTTCTTGTCATAGAGATAAACTCAGTAGCCTTATTACCTGTTGCAGAAACTACCATAATAGTAGTATTAGGATCTTTCAATAAGAACCAAGATGCAAGACACGCTGTAATCACAGACTTACCAAAGCCTCGACCAGCCTGTAACTGCATATCGGTAGGACCACTCTGAAGAGCATCAGCCATAGCATACTGTGCGGGTGTAGGTTCTCCCAACCCCAAGTATTTAAAGCAAGCCCATAGATGATTACGAAAATCATCAATCATTTCTTTAGGTATATTCATTTCTTCTTTACATTCCTAGCAAAGTTAGCTTTCTTTTTCATGGCAGCCGAATACTTAGATCCCTTTGCAAGAACTTTAGTAGCAAATGCAGAAGTAGACATACCTGCCTTCTTTGCTGCTCTGCTAAAAGATCCTACTGTACCCTTTCTTTTCATTTTGGCTGTAGCCTTTTGAATCCACTTACGTTTTGCCATTAATAACTTCTTATCTTCTTACGCCTAATAACCTTCTTTTTTATCTTAGGTTTTTTCTTAGGTGATGGTGTAATTGTCCTTTTTTTTATCTTGTATGTTGCCATATTAATATTCCTTTTTACTAGTCTTCTTAGTTGTAGCTTTCTTCTTACTACCGCCTTTAACTGAGTAATCGTTTGCTGCATTAGCATACATTTCACCCATACGATGCGACCCATAAAGAGTAGTATAGGTTCCATATGGATTCTCTACTCCAGGTGCTGTTGTCTTTACTGTTCTTTCCGGCATTATAATACCTCCTTATTTTATATACTTAGGGTTAAACTTACCAGTCCCCTTTTTTCCTTTTTTAACCAGACCTCTAAGCCCAAGAAAACCCATACCTCTACCAAAGTCTTTAAAAACAGTACCACCCATTTTTGTATTTGGGGCTCCTATGTTTTTATAAGCCTTTAATTTTCCTATTACCCCAGCCTGTTGAAAAGCACTAAAAATTCCCATAATTATTCTCCCATAGCTTTCTTAAACGGTAAACTGTCTTTCATCTTATCTTCTAAGAAGTCTAAAGATTCTTTAGGTATACTGTCTAACATTTCTTTGTTGTCATTAATGACCCCACGTATAACTTGGTATAAACCAGGTGTACACTTTTGGGGATCATCTAAATCCAAGAGTAAAGTCTCAAGGAATATATTGTTTAGTTTTTTTATTTTATTCATTATACGTTATATTGCTTTATTGTCATGGTCAGCTGACCAGGCACCATAGCCAGTGCTAGTTCGCCAAGTATTATTGCTATAAAAGAAATTCCAAAGCATATTAATTCCAGATCTTTTTGGTCGGGCAATAATACCGTAATAGAGATCAATAAATGTATTGTAAATTATATCAAATGAGTTAAACAGAGTCATGTTTCCTCCTACAGAACCCATTAGAATGCCAACCTCATCATTCTCATGCAGACTTGCGGTAAAATGATTACTACGAGCACTACATGCGTTAAATACAATTCTCAAATCATCAACTTGTGTAGGTGTTCCAGCCTCATCGGCAAAACCCTGGTGAAAGTATAATCCGACAGGGCGTTGTGGGCTTTGGTTATGCCATTGACCATCAACATCTGTTATCAAGGTTCCTCTATATCCCTCTTCTTCTACATTAAGTTTACACCATTTTCCTGGCAAGTGTCCCCAGTACCCAGATACATCGGAAGCCGACCACATAACATGAGATATCATGTTAATTTGATTGTGACTTATCATAGCATCGAAAATTTGTATATGCTGACCATGACCAAACTTATTTGTATGGGCACCTAGAAAAGAAATACCAATGTGTGTCCAGCTAATAGTATTATTATTAATCCGTATACCGCTTACACTTGTCACTTCAGTACTATTAGTATGATTCCACCACATCTTAGTAGCAATAGCTCCCTTAAGAGCTGTTATTGTATTATCACTGATGTTATAAGAAGATGTAGCTGTTCTGCCTCTGTATACAGTTTCTACATATCTTGCCATAAGGCTATCTTGATATGCACTTACCCCTATCCTAAATCCATATTCATGTCCTGGCAACATATGTTCGTCTGCGAGATTTCCCCCTTGGGTACTATATTCAATACCATCTCCCCATCCCCAAAATTTATCTTCTTCCCATGACCCAACTACTGGCTGTCTTATTAGATTGCTGCACACATTGTTTGTAATATTACAACTATATATAGCTGATTTATTATATACAGCGGCTATAATAGCTCTAACACTTGTTGTAAGCTGTCTGCCTTGATGAATACGATTTGGATTAAAAGCTACAACTGTACAGTAATTATCTTTAAAGTCAAAATTATCATGTATATAAGCATCTATATATACACCGCAGTCTGTATAAGACATAGTGTTATTTGTTATTTGTATATTTCTAGAAGAATACGAAGCCGATGCAGCTACTAAGACACATGTACAACAGTTTTCAAATGTGCAATTACGAATTGTAACGCCATCGCATTCTGATATACGAATAGCTGCATCATAGAAACCAAGCCCATTAGTATTTAAGAATGTACAGTTATCAAAAAGTACGTTTTTACACCTTGCTAAGTTTACCGCAAAGTTATTAAAGCCATCAAAGGTACAGTTTCGAAATACGATATTGTGTCCATATTCTATTAAGATACCATTATGTGAACTTATCTGCATTACCGGATAAAGACCACCTACATTACCATCAACACCACATTCGCCACTATTAGCTAAAGTAAATGTTGCAGTATTAGTATCTGTTATAGCAGTAATAGCAAATTGATTATTGATAGTATCATATTGATCACCCACTAGTAGCTCTCCATTAGAAGCATCAACATCCTGAAGACGTATAACTCCACCTACCCTCATATCATGACCCGCAGGTAAATCAACAGTAACAGTTGTATCGTTTACGGCAAGCATTTCTACTGGACTAGATCCTAGATATACTACATCGTGGTGTATATCCCTAAGTTTTATGTTTTCAAACGTAATATTCTTTAGTTGTGCCTTTCCATTTTCGGCATCTTTTGTAGCCCCAGTTCTGGATACTGTTACTCCTGCTGCAGCTGCAAAGGGTACAGGATCTGCAAGTACTATAGTATTAGTATCAGGTTGTATTCCAACAATCTTGGTAATCAGTAAACCATAATACTTATCTGTATTATCGTCAAACATAACAGACCGAGGATCATCTGTATCGGCGATAAGTTGAATATAATCACCTTCATAAAATCCTGTTTCATCGCTAACAATTATTTTTTTAGCCATCCACTCAATAGCAGCAGTAGTAGTTGTAGATAAAGTTGTCGCATCTGTCCTAGTTCTTATTACATATTGATCATATGTATCGGACAAGTCAAAATTAAACGTACCATTGCGATAAGTTATATCTTGTTTATATGGAATTTCTACTGGTTGAGCTACATCAGCACCGTCTCCAATCTTATGTGTTCTGCCTCTAAATTCACACAAAGATAACGTAGTACTTCCAGGATCTCCCTGATGTCCTAAAGTAGAGTCATTAAAAGCATCATCTACATGGTCAGACTCATCGCCAGTTCCATCTCCATCGCCTCCACATACAACCATAAGGGACGTAAGACCTGCTATAGCTGTTGGCTCCCACGAATCTCCATCCCATACTAACGCTTCCGATGAACTAGGTGAAGTAGTCCCAACATCGGCTAGATCAGCTATATTATCAGCGGTAGTAAGAACTGTACCCGTAGGAACAGTAGTCTTTAATGCTACGGTTTCCCAGGTATCTCCATCATAGTATACTAGGTTTCCTGCAACAGGTGCAGTACCAGTTGCTCCGCCAGTAAAGTCTGTTTTTGTCATACCAGCAGTGAAACTGTCTGTTAGAGTAATTGCGGTATTACCATTAGCACCTGCTGTTGCTTGGGTTATAGTTACAACTGCCCCGGATACCGTAGCAGAAAACTTTGCATTTGCGTCTATCTGGAGTTTGAGGTTTGTTGCACTTGTGTCGTTATCTACCTCTGCAATCCAAGTACCACCACCAGCCACATCACCTACTGTGAAGTCATGAGAAGTGGTGTCAGCAGCAATTAGATTTACCTTATCACCATTGTTGAGCTCAGTAACGTCTGTAATAGTAACGGTTGCCGTGGCATTGCTTTTGATAACATCACTAAGCTCTGATAGCTTAGTATTAACAATAGCATCTTCTACATATTCTACAGTTGCTACTGATTTCTCTTCCCCATCAGTCTTATCGCCTTCATCGGGTGCTTGGGTAACTGCTTTTTGTGCTGTATTAAGTGCAACACTACCATCAGCTAGTACTGCTGTAGTTGCTGAAACTACTTCCCAGTTTGTTCCACCAAATCTAATAACAGTACCAGCAGCAATACTACCAGATAGACCTGTCCACGAAGCGTCTGCTACTCCAGTTGTACTTTGTGTAACTGTCCAACCTGCAGTTGGAGAGTCTGTCCCAACCGCAGCTGTTTCAGTAGTCGTATTCAAGTTGTGGGCACCCTTATAAACAATAGATGTACCTATACCCGTAATCTGATCTTGTAATAGTTTACCTTGATTAGCCGATAGAGGCTTATAAACATCTGTTGAAGTAACACTATCTACAGTATCAGCCTTAAGATCACCACTACTAAAAGCTAAACCACTTGCATCACCATCAGTACCCGCAAGGTCTATTTTTATTGGGGAAGAAGCACTGCCATCACCTTCTATGCCGTCACCCACACTTGCTGTTGCTCCTAAATAAGTACTAGCTATTACACCACTTGAATTTAGTGGGCATATTCCGTCTGGCTGCCCAACACTTGGATTCATTGTATGGAAATTATGCCATAGGGTCATAAGTTCTTGGCTTAAGAATAATAACTGGTCACTAGATAAGTTAAGGCTACTGCTAGTTATTTTAGAGCCAGTAGTCCAGTTAATAAGCTTTTGTATATTATATGTTTTTCTTAATATGTATATAGTATCTGCTGCAGCAATTACAGGCAGGACTATAGCAGCAGCTCGACCGCTATGTGTAGTTGTCCAAGTATAGTCTGCGGCTGTCTGGGAAAATGTAATATTTGACTGACTAAGGGAATACATTGTACTTCCACTAGTATTAGTATTTGGCAAAGTCCATGCTGACCATGCTTCAGCTGCGGTAATAGAAGGAGATATGGAGCTTGCATCAAACTTTCTTACTACCATAAACTCATCCTGATCTGATAGAGATGTTCCAAGCTGGGTTGTGCTGTCAAGCAATGACGAAATATCAACTATATAGTTATTGGATGTAATCTCACTGCCTGTTTTTGATATAAATGTTATCTTATCAGAGTTGTTATCATAAGCCACAGCTTTCCTCCTATGTTGTTAAAAAATGCGGGACACGTTTAAATTTCCCCGCTAGTTCAATATTAGTTAAGTTCATCGGATTTGGATAGTCCGATGATATAGTTATAGATAGGTCATCACTAAACCCCATAAGCGGAAACTTAAATACTCCATCAACCTCAAAAAATGGATCGCTCAAATTAGCATCCATAGCATCTACTGTTTCGTGGTTAAAGGTATAATCTTTACTCGCCCTATTTTTTCGTACTATTGAGGCAGTATAAGGTCCAGTATTATGATGGCGAACTACACAATACCGCAAGTTTAGTGTTCCAGGTATAATATTATTTTGTTCTTCTCTTACAAATATAGTAGATAGTATAACAGATGCCGTAAATTTCGTTCCCGCGATACAAGAATTTAGGTTAGAGTAGTTACCAATAGCAATTAATCTTGTTGTTGAATCTGTAGAGTTTCCTTGATCTACTGTTACATCTATAGTGGGTTCTTCTCCCGTACCAGTAAATCCTATGATTTGATTAATTGTTCTTAGTGAAAAACCAATATCAAAAGATGTTTCATTTGTGCTAGAGTCATATGTTAAATTTAATACAGATGATGATTTCCTATTATCTAGCCTGGGAATACTTCCCTTTTCGGGTAGAATAGACATTTTATGTACCTGTACAATTACATCTCCATCCCCTCGTGGTTGCTCAACTATAGCATATAAAAAATCTCCTATAGCTTGTAAAGAATGTATCTTAATGTCTTCATGTAGTGTAAAGGTAAAGAAAGCATTCTGAACTATTTGATCTCCTGCGGTTTGGTTTCTGTAGCAGAAAATAGTATTGCTAGGCGAGCTTCCCGCTACAGCAAATATCATATTATGTGATGTAGAGACAGTAGATGTCCAATAATTATCTGGAAGATATTCTGGTACATGTTGAGATAACTCAAATGCCTGTTGTCCTGTTGCTTCAAAGGATGGGAAATAAATATACAAACGATTCTTAGCAAAAAAGAATAGATTGTTATTCATAACCAGAGGAGACATATCTTCTGTCATAGGAAAGAAGGATGTTGGTGCAATCTCTGCTGTTAGGGGAGAGATTTGATTCTCTGATCCCATAAGTTCATATTGAGTATCTCCCGATGTTCCTAAGAATAGAAAGTCTTTGAATGGTTGTAGGAATGTAATAGGTGTATATACATTAGAAGATACTTTAAGGTCAAGAGGATCTCTAAAAGTAATATTTGCAGGATCATCAATAAAAAAGTTATCAAAGTCTCCAAGTCTAGAAGATACAAGAGCGTCTTCAGAAGCAAGGAATAACCTATCACGATAATAAGAAATAGCCTTAATTGGAGTTTGCTTAGCCTTCTTTTCACTATCCTTAAAAAAGGATGGACCAGGATTACTTTTAGTAGAACCAGAAGATCTACCATCCCACCTTACTTTTCTTATAGACCACCGATTATTGTCTTCATCTAAATAGATTTGCATAGGCATTCTATTTTGATCTATAAGGCTCATTTCGTCAGGAGTACGGACTTTCTCTAAATAGGGTGTAATCGTATCATTGATAACTCTATACCAACCTGGAGTACTACTTAAGTATGATTGACTTAAGTAATAAATCTTACCTCTGCCTGATGGGTTCCCTGTATCCGGATATAGGATTCTTATTGTTTCTTTAGTATCTGCACTTCCGTTATGCGCTGTTAAGTCATTAGCATCTGGAGGAAACTTTAGATCAGACCATTTGGATACGGCTTGTCCAAGGTATAGTTTATTTCCATCAGGGTAAACATAATCTTCTACTGGTATATATTCTGAGTATATATTAACTGTTGTACCATCGACTTCTTTAGTAGAGCGTTCCCAATGATTCGGTTGGTCACTAGGGGGATTCGTTACTAAACCTACTGTTGGACCAGGAAGAGAAGTACCGCCTAAATCATCCTTAACTTTCCAAATACCATATCTTGTACTATCATCAGCATGAGGATCGGTAGTATCTATAGCCGTATTCTCCCATATATAGTCTGTACTAGCAGTCCATATTTCAGCTCTACCAGCAGGATCTACAGTAATACTTGTTTCATATTTTATCTTTCGTCCCCTAATATCAACAATATCTGTCTTTACCCCATCAAGCCCAAACATAAAATCATCTGTACCATCAGAACTAAAGCCTGCCTTGACTTCGGTATTTAGAATTAGAATAGAAGAGCCTACAGAACAGGCCCTAAGAACATCCTTAGCAGATCCTGTTCCATGTCTAATATACCTGCGTATGGATTCATCAATATCGGTATCCACTTCTTGGTTTATTATTTCTCCTTCTTCAGTTACTTTGAATACATACAATAGCTGAGCCGAAGTATCATCAAAATCAATCCCAATAATATACTGCTGTTTTTTACCAACCAAGAACCAATACCACCACATCGATGCTGGGTTAGGAACTCCCAAATCTATTCCTAGTCCGTCCATTGGATAAAAACCATTTCGTTTATCGATAGATCTTTCAGTAGTACAGAACATATTATCCATATCCTCTACTTCATTGGGTAGTCTCTTAGACGGAGCTTGTCTACCCACACCACCAGATAAAGTATTAAGAGGAATCTTTACTGGAAAATATGAGGCACCTTTTCTTTTAGCCATTATTATCCTCCAGGATTGGTGGTTCGCCAGTATCTAAGATATGAAGAGTCATTACCACGTGAGTTTCTATTCATAGCTTCTCGTAACTTGGCAGATGAAGCCGAGAATATGGTTCTACGACGGTCATCGTAATCAGCACCCTTACCTTTAGCCATATAGAGACCCTCAAGACCAGCCAAATAGGTATCTGCATCGGCATCACCTTGTGTTACCATTTGATATTGTCTTGCACCAGCAGCTAAGATACCCCGTTGAACAGGCGTATCCATATCTTCCCAATTAACTGCTTGAATAATCTCAATACGATATTCAGTATTAGCATTCCATTGATCAGTTTGATCTGTCACATTCCAAAGATATTTATCAGTAGTACCTTTTGCTATACCAATTATATTATACCCCTCATTATTAGTATGATTTGATATAAGTTCGGCAGATAGAGTATCGTAAGGAAATGTTGGTAGGGTTATCTGACCTTCAGCATCTAAAGTTATCTTCTTAATCCATCTATTATTAGCAATACCCCTCATTTGGAAATCACGGATAAATTGTTCTAAGCAAAACTGAGCAGTCTCTGTATCAAGACCACTGTTTTCGTCTATGTCTGATACCAGAGATTCTCCTGCCATTAACAACATATGATTTACGGCATCTAGCTTAGAAATACTTCCCATTTTATCCTCCTCTAGTCTTTTTGCGTTCTCCCATTCTTTTCCACTCTCTTGTTTCTCTTTGCTTTGCTTTTACCATAGGGCAATCAGTGTTTCCACATACTTTGCAACTCATAGACATTGTATTCATAGGACGATGTGTTCTAAAATTGCGTTTATTACCACAGCCTATAAGCACAGTGGCTAAAAATACCAATACTAATAATCTTATCATATTTCTTTCCTCCTCTAAAGCCCCTTGCCCCCCAGAGGGGGACAAGGAACGTGTATGAATAGAGTAACTAATGTTACGCTATAGTAAGTTACGCTTGTACGTAACCGTCAGCATCAACCTTCATACTTCCAACGCCTCTCATTTCAAGGCGAGTATCAAAGTCACTGCCAGAAGCACCATCTCGTGTATGAATAATTGCAGCACATTCTGGACGTAGAACGCCAGTACCACTCATCATCGAAGCGACTGTGAAAGATGTATTTCGACGAACATCATCTACTGTATCAACTTTCAGTCCCTGCAAACGAATGCCTGCAACTGCTTCTGGTGTAAACATAACGGCACGAACTCCGTTAATAAGAGCAGTTGTATCTGAACCTGCAAGGTCACAAGAGAAGTCAAGATTATACTTAGCTTCACCAAGACCATCAGAGGACGTATCTTCACCACTCTTGTCACGCAACTGATCAGAGCCATGATTGGTCTTAAGAATAGTGCAACCCATGTACTCAAGAGTATCATGTAGTTGACCATATCCATTAGTCAATGGACCACCAAGACCGTTTACAGCACCACCAAAGTAAGGTTGCATACCACCGTCGTCAAAGTCTGAAGCAAGACGAGCGACACCAAGAGCACGAATATCCATGAAGCACTGTGGGCTTATAGCCATGTACAGTTTATCGTATGGGATATTGTTTTCTTGTAGGAATACAATATACTTCTCTATTTGTTCAAGAGCCGAAAGAGCGCCAAGAGCACGATCAGCAGCAGCAGCACCTGTAGCACCCCAAGCCTTGAGCTTAAGACTGTCACTAGCATCGCTACCATAAAGAGCTGTGTCCAAGTTTAGGCTTGGACGTGGGTCGCCAACAATTTGTGAAGTCACCGCAGCGCGAGCAAGATAAGAATAAAGTTGCTTATCTCGTGTGTTTGCAAGAGTCAACGCAGCTTGACGCGCGAGCTCGTTTCTGAATTCCCACTGTGTTTGCATGAGGTCAACATTATCGATCTCAAAGTGAGCAGCCATGGGTCGCTTGTCCAACTTGAGTTGGAATGTACTAGCTGTTGATGCAGCACCGCCAACCAATTCTTCACCAGCATCCCATTGTGGGTTTAGGTTTACAGTACCCGTGATCGGTATTTCAACCGTAGTACCGCTAGGAATAACTCTTGTTGTTACAAGAGGTTCAAACATATTAAATTCGTCATAAGCGTGGATAACCTCGCCTGACCAGATAGGAAGCCAAAGCTTACCACCTGTTGAGTTGCTACCACTAATTGCATTAGTTGGGTGCGTTCTATACGGCAGATGTGCCGCTGTTAAATTTCCTACAGCAGTCATAGTAAATTCTCCTTTATTAAAGTAAAACTATTATTGCGGATTTGTTTTACTCTACGTTCAGGATTGTTCTTTCGAGTCCTTACTGTAGCGGAACCTAATAACTCGGTATTATCCTTTGCCTCTATTAGGAGGGGGATTTATACACATTAACCAAGTTTCCCTTTGTGGGGGTCCACTTTCCCCTTAAGCAGGTAATGTATTCCAGTCAGTGATAGCCATTTTATTCTGTACCATATCACGGTACTTAGGATCATACTGGAATTTAGGGTCATCTCTCTCTTGTTTAAACTCACGCCTATTCGAATACGGAAGTATTCCTGATTGACTTGCAGTAACTTGAGTTAAATTCTCACTTGGAGCTGGCTCTTTAGCCTTTTCTCTAGTTACTGAGGTGTCATACATAGACGCAAGACCTCGAAGAGTTACTTCATATTGTGGTGAAGCAAGACCTATATTTATTCCCTGCATATCTTCTGGCGGCAGATTATTGCTAGCCCACTTAAAGATCTTATCCAATCTTTCTCTTCCGCCGACTGTATCGGCAGCACTTGAATAAGATTCTCGTAGTCTAGCCTTCTGTGCCAGAACATAATCCTCAAGCATTCTATCTGTAAAACCAGTACGCTGCTTGATATCGTTTCTGGTTTGTTCTGAGAAGTCTCCTGATGCAGCAAATTCCATTCCCCACATCTCATAGGTTTCTTCGTCTAACTTCATGCCTTTGAGTTGCTCTTCAACCTGAGGATTTTCTTCAGGTATCGGAATTCTAAGTTCATCGGTCAGTGCAGGCTCAGAAGGTGTAGTTGGCTCTGGTACGGGAGGTGGTTGCTGTTCTTTTAATGTAGCAATCTCCTGTCGTGCCTGAGTATACTGTTTCTGTGCCTCTTTTAAACTATCGAACCAAACACCAGCATTCTCAAAATTATCAGGAACTACTTCGTCACTTGTTTCTATGTGTGTTTCGAATGCAGTTCGTTCATGTTCATGCTGTACTTGTTCCGGTGTTTTCTCGTGAGATTGTTCCAGAGGAGTCTCACCTTCTACTGTTGTTGTACTATCCATTTGTTAATCTCCTTACGATTGTTCTGTTTCCCCAGAGTCAAAGGATTTTTATTAGGAAGCTCATGCCTCCAGAAATTATTATTGCAATACCCGCAGCCCATGTAGCTACCTTAGTTTGTACTATTGCAAGATGTCGTTCTATCTTTAATAGTCTTTTATCTACCATATCCAATCGATGATTAGTACGCTCAAGTTCATTTAATACTAATCTCTTATATTCAGTCCAGCCATTATCCCCTGTGCCGGCTTCCCATGGATCTTGTGGTGGCATAATGTCTCCTTAACTTTCGTATAGTGCTACTATATCTGTGGCATTAGTATTTGTTGCTTTTACTCGATCAGAAGAAATCTCTAACACTTTTCCAACCAAACAATCTTTATGAGTAATTATATCGCTTGCTCCGTTCTGTAAAGTAACTTGTGCAGCTTGAGCATTAAAAAATCTATCTTGTAAATAAGTAACAGCAGCACTTCTTTCCGCAGTACTTAAAGAGGATCCCTTCCATATAATAAATTCTAATATATCCCCATACATTTCCTGAGTATAGGCACTACCAGTCCATCGAGAACCCAAAAGAAAATCTCCAGTGTCTCCAGAAAAATCAGTATTATTGGTTACAGAAGATCCATCTGTTGAGCCATCTAACCATAACTGCATCACATCGCTAGAATCTCTAGATACACCTAAAATATACCAAGTATCTTTACTTAGCGAAGCAGTGCCAACCGGATCGTCACCACCTACAGCAAACTGTACTTCATTACCAGCACCATCTGATTGCATAAACCATCTCCACGCAGAGCTATCATAATCCTTTGCTGCTATTGTTTGATAACCTGTACCACCAGTAAACCTAATTACAACCATCATTTCAAATTCCTTATCAAAATTAAAGTCACTATAATTAGCCGCTTTTAGATATGAGTCAGACCCATCAAAAGTTACCCAAGGTTTAAAATTTGTACTAGATGCACCAGCAACAGTCATAGCTGTAACACCCGAAGTTGGTCCGTCTAGTGTTGCATCTCTATCTCCTAAATTATCATCCCAACTAGCTGCACCAGTACTTTCTGCATCTCCACTTCTATACCAAGTCGTAGGGGTTCCTATATCAGAGGCAACAGTTAAGTCTGTTTGATTACCCCCACCTACATATAAAGCATCAAATCTAGGATCATAAACTGTAGAATCACTAGTAGTAACAGATACTGCCTTGGTATATTTTTTATAGCTCATGACATACTTGAGTTTGTATCTAGAACCACCATATCAGTAGCAGCTGTAGCAGTTGATTTTATAATTTTAGGGCTTATATTATAAAGAGTTCCTTGAACCATATTCTTAAAAAGAACTGCAGTTGTATCTCCAGAAAGTATCATAGTAACATTACCACTTACTCCAACATACATACCATCCCATCCTGTTCCAGTAAACCCTGTTACTTCATCAGTATCATGAGGAGTAACAGCTGATGCCTTAATATATTTTTTATATGCCATGGTTTACTCCTTACTTGTAAGCAAAAAAGAATTGCGCAGTACCAGATGTACCTACAGCTTGTGTAGTTAATGGTGCTGTAGAGCTGCCATTAAAGTGCAGTCTAAAATAAGGAGCATACACACTAGATACATCAACAAAAAATGCTTTAACCCCAGTAACATTTGGAGTTGTATCAGTAGATAATGTTGCAACATCCAACCAATCAGTATTGTTATGTGATACTTGTAAAGTTAGTACGGCTGCAACATCAGCAAAGGCTACCTTTACATCCATACCCATAACAATTTTTTTATTTTCAAAACTATCTGCACTAGGAAGAATACTTGTAGAAACTAAAGAATCACTTGATCCAACTAAAGTAGATGACGTAGTAGTTGTTCTAACTGTATAGCCATTAACTGTAGTAGACGCAAATGAAGGTGCTGTCCGTTCTGCCATAATTTACCTCCTATTGATAAGCGAAAAAGAATTTAACGGTTCCAGAAGTACCTAAATCAACCCCACCACTATTTAATAATAGTCTAAAGTAAGGGGAATAGATTCCAGATAAGTCTGGTAGAAATTTATATGTATCAGCAGTACCAGCTATTTCACTGGATATCGTAACTGCTGTAACCCAATCGGTGTTATTGTGCGAAGCCTGTAAAACTAAGTCTGGTCCACCGCCACCAGTAAAATCTGTCTTAGTCATCCCCACACTGTCAGGATCAGTGATTGTAATAGCAGTATTGCCAGCCGTTCCTCCTATTACTTGATTAACTGTTACTACATTGTCTACTCTAGTAGCTGTTAATCGAGAGTTAGCATTAAGACAAGTAGTTAGGTTTGCAGCTGTATTATCATTACTACCTGTATCTATTGCAAAAGTAGGAGATACTGAATCCGAAGATGTAGTAGCACTTATATCAGCGGTAGCTGTAATTGCTGTAGTATCTGTTGCTGTAAGGGCAATAGTATGAGTACCTCCAGCTGTACCGCCAGCAAGTTTTCCACCTGTAAGTGCGGATTCATTAACGAGAACTGTGCCGACCGTATCTGTAAGTGCAATGTCGTTTCCATCAGTACCAGCATTATCTGCAGTTAGACTAGCGTATGACTCTGTACTTGCTACACCATCAGATGCTGTAAGACCCTTAACGCCAAGCGTGTCTGTGAAACTTGACCCAAATTTTACTTTTGTAGTATCAGTAGTACCATTAATTGCGAGTTTTAAATTAGCAATTTTAGCAGCATCACCACTCGGATCAAGATACCAATGAATCTGATTTCCAGATGGAGTACTTCCCATCGAGTTTCTAGCCATGACTGTAGCAGTAATATCACCTGCGTATCCACCAGCATCTTCAGGAACAAGGACTGTGAATGCATCGTTATGATAAACAGTTCCACCTGTAATTTTAAGTGCATCTGTCGCTGTAGCCTTAATCTGGGCTTTTATATCAGCAGCACTAGAAATCGTTATAGTGCCCGAAGCAGCCGTATCGAATGAATCAACTACCACAGCTCCAGCTATTATTGTTTTATTTTCTATAACATCAACATCAGCATCTATAGTTAGGCTTGATAAAGAATTAGTAGCACTAGATAAGGCAGAAGACTTAGCACTTTCTCTAGTTTTATAGCCACCTTCAGTTGCTGTAGAAAAAGAGGTTGTATATTCTGTTGCCATCTATTGAGCTCCTTGCATTTGCTGCATTGCCTGTTGTATGCCCTGACCACCAGTTTGTTCTAAGTCTTGCATTGCTGCTTGGAGACCACCTTCAGTCATAGCTTGATTAACCATCTTTGTACTATCAGCAGAACCTTGAATCTGTGCTTGCGCTTGAGCAAGTTCCATCTGTTCATTCTTAACATCTTCTTCGCTCTTTATCCACAGCTCAGCATTAAATCCTAATGAGCTAATAAGAGCACGACCATACTGATCCCATCTAAACATAGCAGCTGCAACTTCTGGTAAGTTTCTAACCATCTCACCCATTTGCATTAGTTTTTGTAGGTCAGAGTCTCTACTAAGAGCCTGTAAACCAGTAACAATAGCTACACTTAAGACACCCTCTTCAGTAAACATATCCTGAAGACGCTCATCTATCTCGCTATTGGAAGTCATAAGGAATACTGTACGTCTAACAATAGGTTCCATTAAGTCTCTAGCAATAGCAGAGAAAGCTCCGCCTAATACATGCTCAAGTTCTTGACCAATCATTCTTACCGCAGTAGCAGTAACTCGTTCACCTTGTGGAATACTCGCCGAGTCTAAAAGAAAAGCTCTACCTACTTCTTTTCGTAAGATATCAACACCAGCTTGTGTAGATTGTATCTGAGGATTCATTGTAGTCGCTGGCGATATAGTAAACACTTCATTGGGTCTAGATGCAACAAAGGCACCAGACGGAGAGCCAGCTATATCATCAATTTCTGTAATGCCTGTTGGGTCTACCCCTTGCCAGAACAAAGAAGCGGCAGCAATGCCGTTGATTAAACCCTCAGTAAAACCTTCAAGGGCTTTTATGTCTCCAATAAGATCTTCACAATGAGATCTAGCATAGTTTTCTCCCGGTATACTAGACCACCTTAGCATGATATAGGGAGGTACTGTATACTCTCCGCCACCACTAACAGAAGATCCTTCAGAGTCTTGTTTAGTTACTGTATATTTACCATCTTTAACAACAACCCTTACAAAAATTTCTTTATACCCACGTTTATGGTCATAGCCTTCAGAAGAAGATATCAGAGCATCATCACTTTGTAATGCTTCTGGTAAACTTTCGAATTCTCTATAGATAAGTTCTTCAACTTCTCCATAAACACTACGACGACAGACAAAATTATCCAGACGAATAATTCTAAAGTTCATATCGTCTTCCATAATAATAAGAACATCGCCAACAATAATAAGATGCTGTAGTGCTTGGT